TATATTTTTTAAAATCGAATAGGCTATGAATCTATTCTATAAGTTTTTTATTTATAAATTATATTTTATTACGGCAATTTTATTTCCAGAGATATTGATTATTTCTGGGTCTGTGTCATCATCACCAAAGCCACCACCTTTAAAATCCATAGGTACTTCATCAGCTAGTTTAAATGAAAATCCAGCTAATTCTTCTACATCAGTAGCAGATGCATCATCATTATTGTCAATTTCCCAATTTGCTAATTGAGTACCTAGTTGTTGTTCTACTTCAGCTTGGTTACGTTGTAATACCATAAGAAGTTGATTAGACTTACTATCTTCAAATAATCGACCTTCAGCTAAATATTTCCTTAAATCAAAATTATCCATTTATTTTTATCTTTAAATCAGTTGTTCCTTTTATTACACGATGAACTTGGTGTCGCGGTATAAATATACTATCTCCTACTTTAAGTTCCAAAGGTAACTCATTGTCTCTTTGAAATTGCCACCCATTTCCTTCTAATATAGTAATTTCTCTGTCTTCATCATCCCTATGCCATATAAGATCCATTTCATCTACATCTTTAGAGAACGTTCTTATATTAGAGGTATCTGTATAGGGGTTATTCATCTATTGCTATTTCATTACAACCATTACATTTCCAATATGCTCCATCAGAGGGAGTGAAATAAGACATTTCTTTACTACATTTAGAACAAAATTTTACCAAAATGTATTTTTATTATTTCCTAAGCCTAATGATTTAGCATAACGTGGTAATCTACAAGACCAGTATGATGCTTTTGTTCTATCATTCTTTTGTGAACATTTATGTCTTGCAGCAAAAGCCCTACGTGCTTTAGGGTTATTTATTTTAGCTCTTAATCCACCTGAACCAAATGATACTTTTTTAATTCTTTTAGTTTTAGGATCTCTTACGTAAACATAATATGCTTTAGAACCACCGCGTTTTGGTTTTCCAATTGGTGGGTCTTTTTTCTTTGCCTTAGCTTTTTTCTTTTCGTCTAACTGACTTCTTAAAAGTGATTTCCAATTAACCATTATTTGAGCTACTCCTCTTATAAAATCAGGATTTTTTAAATCACCTTTAAATTTACCAAATAATGCTTCTAATTCTTTTCTAAATTGAGCTACTGACCCTGTTGGTTCAAATGATTTAGAATCTGGGTCTTCTGGGTTTCTTAAAAAACCACTAAAGGATTCTTTAAAAATAGTAACACCACCACTCATATTAGGTTTAGCAGAATAACCATTTTCTTTAGCTCTTTTAATAATGCGTGCTTTAGCATCATCTGGTAGGGGAGTAGAGATAATAGCTTTATTACCTTCTACTTTATAAGGAATACCACCTGATACTTTAGCAAAATTTTCTTTAGTTAATTCAGGTTTTGGTTTAATAAGAGCTAATACATCAGCTAAGTCTGCTGTTTTACCATTTGGGAATGTTACAGTCCAATCTGTACCATTGGGATTTTTACCTTTATTCAATTTTACTTTTTTACCTGCTACTGTATATTCTTCAAACATTGGTTGATTGGTATCAAATACAAGGCGATATTCCTCTTTACCTAACATATCATCTAATGTAGTAACTAAATCATCCAAATCACCTTCCATGTGTTGGACTTGTATTCTATTATCAAATTTAGAAGGTTTTCCTACTTTAACCTTAAATCCTTTTTTTCTAAGTTCATTTTTTATTTGAAGAAGCTTCATTATCATAGGAGTATCTCTATCTTCATTCATTCTAGGTAAATCTAAAGGTACAGCTTCACCTTCATAAACACCCCATTCTCCTAAATTTGTTTTTATTAGTTCAGTATCGTATTCATTTAAATTAATTATATTACGTGAATATAATTTACGTGCTTCTTTAATTAAGGCTAAGTGTTTAACCGAGCCATATCTATATATGGTTTCATGTAATGGAATTGCATTACTAATATGGTGATTTAAACCTTCAGATAATAAAGACTTAACTTTACTTTCAGTTAGTAAAGGTCCTGTTATTTTTGTTTCGCATGTTCCGCAGCCGCACTTACACATAATTATTTCATTATTTCATTATAAGATAATTCTACTTTATCTCCTGTTAATTTACCTTCTCTATATAATAAATTTTCAGGTTGTACTGTGGCTCTTAAACCTCCAGTTGCACCTCTAGTAGAATCATGTCTAATATTTAACACTGGTTCTAAATTGAACTGTTCTATATCTTTCATATCCTCTATAATTTTAGTAACTTCTACTTTAACTGTATCCCCCTCTAAAGTAAAATCTTTAGGAGTGTAAGTTTTATATACTACTACAGCTTTATCTGAACCAAATATTATAGACTGTTCTTCTTTTTCTGGTAAATCAGTAACTATTACTCCAGTTACTTTTTTTCCAGTGGTTTCGTTATACATAACATTAATACCCTTTTTTTCATTACCTAATTTGTCTTTAAAAGGTCTAAATGTTATTTCGGGTGCAAAATCCCCATTTTTTATTTTTTCAGATAGTTTATTAACTACTGCTTTATATCTAGTATCCGAACTTTCCCAAAATCCAGCATTATCTTTTTTAATAGATATAGGATAAGATTTATTACCTATTAGTACTAAATCTGCCTTTTTACCTTCAGCTACATCATATCCAACATCTTTAACTTCTTTAATACCAGAAGTAGAATAGCTTTTATTTTGACCTACAAAAATTACATTTTTAGGGCCATCTTCAATATATTTTTTTATTTCATTAGATAGTACATCTTCATTTTCAGTACCAGCAGATGCTCTGCCTTGTGCCCCAGAAGGTTTTAGTAAAAATGTTGCCCCTTTATATAATACTGCCCCCATAGAAGAACCCTTAGCATTAGGATCAAATTGGAAATCATCTAAAGCATCCATTTTTTGGGCATAATCAAATCTTTCTGCTCTAGGAACTAATACTTTATATCTAGTACCAGATACTTTAGAAAAATCTTCATCTTTAAAACCAAATTCTTTTTTAAGTATTTGTATACCATCTTCAGCATCACCTTCATTTAAATCTATATTTAATTCATCTAATATAGATTCGAGAAGTAAAACATCCTGCTCATTATTCATGTCAGGATATCCTTTATCAAATTTATAGGAATATTTTTTAAAAAATTTATCAAATACGTCCATTATTCTTCATCTTCTGGTGTTTCATCTGGTGCTTCAGTTCCTGAAGTATCTGCACCTTCAACATCTGCTCCTCCAGCAACACCTTCAGCTTTGGCTCCATATTGTAATATACGGCCTATAGATTGAGCTGCACGCTCCTCTTCATCTAAGTTTAATAAATAATATTTTTTACCTTCTACTTTAGCAACCCAACTTCTATCATTGAATTCTAACATAAAATCCTGTCCATTTAGTAAATTAATACGGAATGTAGAAGGACGAGGGGCTACCCAATCAATTGATTCTAAAAATTTATCAAAATCTTCAGTTAATAAATCAATAATTATTAATTTTAACTCTGGGAATTTAGTGAGTTCATCATATGCTAAAGCAGCATCATCGGTTTTTGACTTGCCTTTATATACTTGCTTTACAAGTACTTTTATTTTTTCTTTGAATTCTGAAGCCTTCATTAATCATCTTGTTTTTGGAGATAAGCGGCTACAGCCATTTGTCTTTTCTTTTCTTTTGATTTTCCCTTAAATTGGGGAGCATCAGACTTTTTAAAATCATCAATATGTTTTTTGACTGATGATCTTTTTGTTAATTTTTCTTTAATTTTTTTCTTAAGAGATTCTTTGTTTACTTTGTAAACTATTTTATTATCACCTACTTTAAGAGCACCACTATTATGGAGTTTATCCATTTGATCTTGATCTAATTCAATATCCGCTTCATGAACATGTTTATCAAGTAAATGTTTTAAAGGTAGTTTAAATTCAGTTTCATCATCTACTTCTACTTTTTTTTCAGCAACCGGTACATCTAACATATTATCAATTTGATCTACTGCTAGTTCCCCATCTAAATAATGTTTAGCACTTATTAAATAATCTTTTGCTTTAATTACTTTAGATTGCCACCAATGTGGAAAATCTACTTCTCCCCCACCATCAAATCTATCAACCATTTTATATAATTCAGCAGCATACTTAGCTGTTCTATATAAATCTTTTTTAAGCATGTGAGGTTCATTATCTTGATGCCCTACATCTAAATCACCTTCTTTCAAACCATATTCTTCTTTATGCTTTTTAAGATCAGCTACAGCCTTAGCAACTCTTTCTTTTCGTTTTTCTTTTGCATCAGCACCAAAGTATACATCCCTACCATCAGGTTTTTCTTCTTCATCTAGATCATCCCGACCATCTAACATAGCTTCTAGTTTTTTAATAGCCATTTCAATAGCTTCATCTTCAGACATTTCACCTGTATGGGCTAGATTGCGGATAACTTGTTCTAGATCTTCCATTGATGATGCTAGGAATCTATTTTCCGTTACTTCTTCTTCATCAATATCCTGTTTTATAGTTACAGGGTGCATTTTACCACTACCTTTAGGGAATTCAAATTCTTTTTTTCCTGCATCGCGAGCAGCGTCTGCAGCTAATACAAATGGACTGGCTTCATCTACTGGTAATTTTAAAGCATCTTCTACCATTCCTCTAATTTTATCTAAGTTCATATTTTCAACTTTTTTCTTAGCCTGTTTAGTGGCAATACCATACATAACTTTTTCGGCGTTTTTACCATACTTTTTAACTAGAGCTCGTTTGTTTTTCAATAGCCCTTTAACTGATCCAACGCGTGCATCTAGTTCTGTTTCCGATAATTTACGCTCGTTAATCATACTATCTTTCTACAACGTGAGTTCTAGTAAAGAATGTAATTGAGTTACCAATTTGATCAGCAAGCTTTTCATCACCCATTGCCATTGCATTATCGTAGGCATCTTTTAATGAAGCTTGAATTGATTGTTCCTCGGGTGTTAAACCTACTTGACTAGATGGTTCAGGTGAAGGTTCAGCCTCAACATCAATTTCGTCTTCAACATCCATTTCAACTTCTTCTTCGTCTTCTTCGTCTTCAACTACTGGTTCTTCTTCCGCTAGAGAGGCAAGAATCATTTCTTTAATCTGTGCTTTTAACTCAGATACAGTAGTTTTTGTAGAAGGGGTTTCTTCGCTTACTTCTTGAGATTCGGTGAGTAATTTTTCCTTTACTTCTTCTTGTAGCAAAGGATTGTTTTTAATGTACTCAGTATAATTAAATTCGGCCATTGAAATATATTTTTATTTATAAATATTAGGAGTCTATTGATTATTGCGTCTTCCTCCAGTAGACCCACGTCCTACGTTTACACGTGTCCTAACATTGGAATTATTATTGTTTCTTGGTGTATATTGATTATTTGATCCTCTGGGGGTATTTACTCTAATTCTTTCATTTGGTTCCCTAAATCTAGGTCTTGTTCTTGGAGGTGTATTTCTAGGTTGAACATTAGGTCTAATACGTGTCTGCCTAGGAATAATAATAGTATTATTACCCCAATAAGGATTATTCCAATACCACCAATTATTAAATCCCAAGTTATAAGAGTATCTCCAATTATTCCAATACCACTGATTATTCCAATTAAACCTTGTATAACTTTCATATTTATTCCTTTCAAATTCACGTAAAGGTACAGCAATAGTATCTCCTTTTTCTGTAACTGCTAATACACTTTTAACATCATGGTACGAAGAATATTGGTAACTTCCACAGTTAACTAAAAAAAAGGATAAAATTATTAATAAAATTATTTTGTTTTCCCCCATGATTTACCTTTGCCTTTATCTTTACATTTACCTGGGGTAGGACGGCATGAAGGATACTTTGCTCTTTTTTCACCTTTGGCTCTACCACAAGGTTTATATTTCATTTTTCCAGTTTTAGGATCTTTTCTACCTGTGTTGCAATCAACCCATCCACCAGTTTTACCAGCTGCTCCTTTTCTACTAAACCATTTATGTAACGATTCTTTTTCTTTTTCACTTAATGTTTGAACGTGTTCTTTTACACCTTTCCAAATATCACCTTTACGACATCTTACTACCGCACCTGATTTATAAGCAGAAGGTTTTTTAAATTTACGATCAGCAATACGAAGACATCTATCTCGTTTTGCTTTTTTTTCAATAAGTAAACATTCTAAACTAATCATAATTTAGTCAACATCCATTTCATAAGAATCAGCATCAATCCCTTCAGCCTTTAAAGCATCTAATAGTTCTTGCACATCATCCGATATATATAATGCATTTTCTGGGACTTCTTTTCCTGATAATTTTTTAATTAATTCTTTTGCTTTTTCTTGTGATTCAAAGGATCTTTGTTTTTCTCCATTTATTTCTATAGAATAAAGAGTACCATAGTTAGTATAGGTTAATACAATAGAATCAATTTTTTTATCAATATCTTCCTTTAATTCTTTATATAATAATTGGCCTAAGATAGCCTGCATTGTCATTTGTAAATCGCTTTGGGTTGGATCTACATCATTAGCAAGCCAAGGTTGGATTTCCGAAGCTAATTCTAAAGAGAAATCTTTTACAGAAACCCCATCAAAGACACTCTTATTTTCTTTGCGGATTTGATCTAATTTCCACTCATGTACATCAAAGTTATCTCTCATGACTTATTGTTTTACTGTCTCGTATAAATATGTACTTAGTAGTGTTCCTATAGATATTGATTTATTACGTGCTTCAGTTAGCTGATCTTCATTTAAATTTTTTACTCTACTACAATACTCTATCCCTAAAGTACCTATAAACTCATCATTTATAGATTTCATAGCAAAAACATAAGTTGATTTAGCTCCCGTGCCTTCTGCAAAAGTAGCTAATCCAAAATGTTCATCTTTAGAATAATTAGAAATTAATATTTCTCCCTCTTCATATAAACGCATTAAGGGTTTTACAAATAAAGAAACAGGAATATTAGTATAAGTTTCTCTTATAGTTTTAACCCCTGGTTTTACATGTTCATGAAATATTGAAAATTTTTGAATTGATTTACCTGTAGGGTAAAAATTACCACCATTATGAAATTGAGAGATCCATATACGGCAAGAATCTAATTCTTGTTTTAAAGCTTCTAATTGCTCATCTACTAACATATTAGACCTAAGAGAAGAAGCTACAGGATCCTGTTTTGATTTTTGGTGAAGATAATGTCTATATCTAGCTACTATTATAGGACCTACAACAGCAGTTATTAAAGTGAGTAATATTGCTAATTCCAATTCAAACAATTTTATTTTTTTAAATTTTCTAAATAATCCACAACCTCATCAACACTTTCAGCAACTTTACTTTTATCAATTTTTCCTACCCATTTTTCCACATCCCCTGCTTCTGTAACAAATCCATCATTAGATTCATTTATTTTTTCATTTACCCAGAGTTTATATTCTTTTATTTTATTATCAATTTCATCATTATGTATTTTAGTTTGATATGCTTCCCACTCACCTTTTTTCTTCAATTCGTGTTCAAAATCAACTACACAATCAAAACATGTTTTATGGATATTATAAAATTGTTTATCCACTCTTTTTTTCATTACCCTATTGCATTTAGGGCAAAGTAAAGGCATAACATGAGCCTTTTTTGCTTTATCTAATTTAGTGATATTTTGCTTGATACCATTTTTAATAGTCCAAACCCGGCCATCAGCTTCCCAAATATCACCTTCTTGATGAAACTCTTCTTTTTTGGAAAACCCTACACTAGAACGTGTTTTTTCACCGTATTTTCCTTGAACAAGATTTCGAATTCTTTCTACATCTTGTTTTTTAAATTCTTTTTTTAAAACACTTTCTTTCACAAACCTAATTTTTTTAATTCTGATATAGCTTGATTCGAGGATGTATATAATATACCAGTTCCTCCTGCATTATTCCAATTATTTATGGTAGATGCTTTATCGTCTATAAGTATATCTTTTTCTGTTAAAGATGGCTTAACTCTATGTTTTTCTTTAGCAGCTTTAAAAATTACTGTAGGTTTTGAAGGGAATAATTCCCCAACTTTATTTTTAATCCAAAGTGCCTTACCTAAACGTGATTGTTTTTTAATTGAAGGTGCAGTTAATACAACATAATTATGTTTAGAAACATAATCTACTAAACGTTTTGCTCCCTCCATTAACGGAATTCCTACCCAAAATCTAACTTTATTATTTCCTTCATCTATAAAATCCCAAAATAAATCTTTTCCGTATTTAGCTTCAAATTGTTGGGGAGACATTCCAGATAAATCTTCAAATCGTTGTTCAAAATCTGCTATAACCCCATCCATATCAAGATAAATTTTAACATCTTGATCTTCTTCTCTTAAACGAGCTAATTCGGCAGCATAAGCATTTAGACCAAAAGGATCTTTATTTTTACCTTCTTGTAAACTATCAGTCCATCCCCTAAATGTCATTGTACCTTTTAAATTAGCTTCAGCTTCTAATTGAGTTAAATATTCATCTTCTGTGGTATTTGTTGTAGTAACATTACCTAAACGATTTTCTAGATTTTGAATATGATGAATCATTTCATGGGAAAATGATCTAACAATATCTTTAGGATGTCTACCCTCAGTGTATAAAACTATTTCTCTTAAATTTGGATCATAATAAGCAGTTCTTCCTAAAAATTGTTTAGCATTTTCGGCATTTCCATTTTTAAATATAACTTTAGGTAAAGGTTCTATATTCATACCTTTATCTATCATATGTTGAGTTAATTCTTTTATTTTTTGTTTAATATCTATATGCTGGGAATATTGGGCATTTTCATTAACATTAGTAGTAGTTTTTAAGGTTTTAGCCAGTTGTAATGCCTTATAATATTTTTGGTTTTTATCTCCTAATTGGGCACCTTTTTTATCTGGATCTTTATCCATTTTTCTTAAACGAGATAACTCTTTATTTATTAGTGATATAGGGATTTTTTTATCTTTAGGTATATTTAATCTTTTTCTAACTGTACCCTGTTTTAGCTTACCTGTAGCTTTACCTTTAGCAGAATATTTTTCAATAGTATCTCCTTCTTTAACTTTTTCATAAGCCGAACCATAAGGAGCTGATTTACCTTTATGTTTAGCCTGACTTTTAGGATCTATATTTTCTTTTTCTAATTCAGGATGAAATTTTATATAGACTTCTTTTGCATCAGGTTTAATAGATTCTCCATCTACTTCAACTTCAGCAGGATAAACTTTTATATCTTCACCATACCAGTAGTATATTTTATATCCGCCTTCTTCAGTAAGTTCTACAATTAATCCTCTATCATAATCATCTTCCTCTGCTTGTAATATAATTTTTTTACCTCTTGGTAATACGAGATTAGTTTGAGGTAAAATTTCTTCGTTTGTTTTTTGTTTTTTCAATCGTTGGGTTTTTTTCTTTGATGCTTCTTTACGTGTTTTAATATACTCAAACGCTGATCTCAATTTAGATTTCTTTTGTGGATCCTTAGTTCTACTTAAAGCCGCTCTTACTCGTTGATGTATTAAATTAATTATTTGTGATTGGCGGGCATGAGATTTAGATTTAAATGAAGACTTATTTAAAGTATCTACTACATCTTGTCTAGTACTAAATTTTACTTTTACTGTATCACTAGGATCTTCATCAGTATACAATCTACGACCTGATCCTTTAGGTTTTTTACCAGTACCTTTTTTAGGATCTCCTTCACTTATTTGAGTACTTAATATAACAAATATATTGTTTTTTTCTTCTGCCGACAAAAAGTCAGGTAAATATTTATTTAATTTTTCAGGGGAAACTTTAGAAGCATTACGAGCCGCTGTACCCGAAACTCCACCTGTGGTGACAATGGTACGTAATTCTAAATTAGGATATTTAGTAATTGATTTAGTGCGTGTAGCAATATCAGCAAAATCATCTTCATTTTCTTCTCTAGCACCTATAATCCATAATATTTCATCCTCGGGATTATCTTTAGCTATATTATAAACTTCCTGGATTGGTGGTTTTGAAGCTTCTCTAATTCTAACTTTATTAGGTAAATAATTTCTATAAATACCCCATATTTTTACAGCATCTTCTTGTGTAATATTATCTCTATCTTTTTTGCCTACATAAATTAAAAACTCATCTATTTCGGGATTTTCATCTAAAGCTCTTTTTACAACTTCAAAATGCCCCTTAGTTGGTGGTTTAAAACCACCTCCATATACAGCTATTGTCCTTTTTTCTTGTTCTAAAAGACCTTTTGTTATTTCTTTAACTAGTTTAATCATTTATGAACGTAAAAAGTTAGCAATTTTAGATTGTGCTTCTTCTTTGGATAAACTATCTTTTGAAAAATCACTTTTTAGTAGTTGGCTTATATCTGCTTTCATTTCAGCATATTGCTTTTTGCTTCTTTCTTTTTGAGCAGGGGTTTTTTCTTTAGTACCCGTAGGTTTAAATGGATCAAGATATTTTTTAATAATATCATCTATATTATCCATTTTATCTTCTAATGTATTAGCTACTAATGCAAAATTATTACCAAACATATCTTTATATGGTTCATAATTTTTAGTAACATTCATCCAAGTACGCATTACAATAGAGGGTGCTAAACTTCTATCTTCACCACCTGATTTATCAAATCTGTCTTGGTTTTGGGATAATGAACGTTCTAAATCAGTATAAACATAAAGCATAAATACATTATATCCTGCTTCTTTTAATTGGTTATTTAATTCTGTAGTTTGTTTTACAGATGCCGCTGTGCCATCTAATACAAATGATTCTCTGCCCTCTATTACATTTTGTAATTCACCTTTAAATTCTTTATTTGCAGCCGCCATTGCTTTAGCTTGCTCACTTCTTTCTTCAGGTGTAGCATTTTTTAAATCTAGCGTTATATTTGCCTGTTTTAGTTTATCAATGAAGATATTATCAATATTCATTGTTTTTAAACCACCTAGGTCTAATCCTTTTAAAACATACCCTTTTCCCGCCCCTGGAGCACCCGCTAAAATGATAGCTTTTGGGCTTTCCGTTTGTTCAGCAAGTAAATCATATAATTTTATCATAATGGGTAGTTTATCATAAATATTAATAAATTATATATCTTTAAATTCAACTTTTTGATGTGTTTTAACACATGTAATTAAATCATCAACAACACAAGGATCAACAATAGCGCCTTTTGATTGTAGTTGATAAATAACATCTTCTAATACTTTGTGTGAATGCATAGTTGCTTGAATCATAACCTTTATTTTTTAATTTAACGGGATAAATATACGAAGGGGCTTTCGCCCCTCCAAATAACTAGCACGGAATTTTTAACTTTTTGAGCCCCAACTATACACCTACTCTCAAAAAGGGTAACTCCGTGCTTTACACCTTACGCTGAACTACTGTTTCAAATGTTTCAGTAGCTGGTTTATGCTTAGGATTTTCTAAGTCAAATATCTTTTTTACGGCCATAAATATATCCAGATTCTCTTCTTGTGAACGAGGAGATTCATAAATTTCCCATCCTTTACCTTTTAATTTATCACCTTTTTTGTCTTCACCCCTAGATCTTGATTTTAACCATAACATTCCTACTCTATCTATTTTTTTCCCATAACATTCTTCATAACATTGAGCATAAACTGCACATTGTAATTCATATGTAGTTTGCATATGATTAGATGTTTTAAAATCTATAATCCATCTTTCATCTCCAATTTCGCATACTAAATCAACAGTACCTGCTATTTTTAAATCATCGGAAAATAAATGAGTTTCAGTTTCAATAAGAGTTGGTTTATGAGTTTCCCAAAAATCAACAAACTTTAAAAACATTCTCCAAACATCAGGTTTAAATTTAGGATTACCCTTATCATTTAGGTATTTCATTTCGTTACCCTCAAAATATTCTTCAATTAACTCATGTACTGCTGTTCCTTCTTCAGCAGCTTTTTTTACTACATAATCCGCAGTATAACCATGTCTTTTAAGCCAATCTTCAAAATGTTTACCCTTAGGATAACAATTTAAAACATAGGTAACAGATGGATAAAATTCTCCATTACGTCTATAATAGCGTGAATCTGGTAAAGTAATTTGTTTGTGATCATCCGATATCTCTAGGATACGATCATATGATTTTTTGATCATAATGATAATTTTTTTTCCATTAAACCTGAATAGGTAAGTGGGAAAGTATTTTGGATTAATTTAGTGAAATTAACAAAGCCCATTTCACTTGGGTCTTTATCCTGCATGTCTACAAGATAGACTTCTTTACCTTCTGCCATTAAATTTTCACAAAAACGTAAAGCTTGTTTAATTGCATCTTTATCTAATGCAATATAAATTTTATCTACTATTGAAGTAACTATTTTTTTCATTAAATTACTTTGAATATTTTTTCCTAATAAAGGAATAGCATTTCGTTTAATAGTTATAGCATCAAACATCCCTTCACATAAAACAATTGGAATTTCCCAATTGATTAAATGTTCATTTGGGATAATATTACGTGATGCTTCTGGGTTACGATATTTAACATAAGGTTCTTGTTCAAATGAACGAGCAGTAAAATAATTTAAACTACCATCTTTATCATAAGTTGGAAGGATAATCATATTTGCATATCTACCCTCTTTGCAGTAACCTATATTATATTTTAAAATATCGTATTTACTAATATTTCTTTTCTTTAAATAAGCTATGGCATGGCGAGCAGATATATCACTTAAATCACCAGTAGATAGAGATATATATTCATTAGGTAATGCTATACTATATTGAATTTTAGTATCTTTAATAGAACGGGAAGAAGATATTAATGATTTTGCCTCTGAAATTTTTTCTATAGGGGCTTTTATTAATCTAAATAATTGATATAATGTATTACCTTTTTTATCACAAACCCAACAGTGCCAAGGATTTTTACCTTCTCTATTTTCCGTTAAATTAACTTCCATTTTAGGTTTATGATGGTGACAAAAAGGACAGTGGTAAGCATAATTGTTACGTGCTGTTTGTTTGCCCGATCCTAATACAGAATTAACTAAGTTAACTAATAACTGGTTTACCATAAACGGTAATATATAACATTTAATTTAATCTTCAAAAATATCCTCAAATTCAGCATCAGCAAAATCTCTAGTATAAAATTTTCCTAACACATTATCATTAAAATATTCTTCAGGTTTTTCTAATACCTGATATATCATTTGATATTTTACCTCATAATAAGTAAGTAATTTTTTGCTATTAGCTACTTTAAGTATTTCTCTATCAAATGCTTCTGGTCCTTCTTCTAATAATATTTTTTTAATTTCTGCATGAGAACCATAATATGTAATCCAATCTGATTCTTTAACTGCAAGTTTAAAAGCAGGTTTTCTACCTACTACATGTTCCATTTTAGCTAACTCACGTTTTCCTATTTTCATTTTTTTAGTATGATATAGGACTTTTTTTCCAATATAAGATTTACCTGTGGGTTTATGTGTAACCATATAGATAAATCCTAAAGTATTTTCTGGAAATTGTGAGATATCGCCTATTTTGTTTTGTTTATAGGTCCAACTCATAAAAGGGGTTTAGTGATAAATATTATTATTTTTTTAAAGAAAAATTAGACCAAAATCTTTCAAAACTAAAATATCCAACAGTTTTAAGAATAGTATCTAATCCCCCAACTGCTAGTCCAAACTTCCAATCACCACTTACTAACCATCCAGAAAGAATAGTAATAGAAGTTGCTATTACTCTCCATATAAGAGTTTTAATAACTGTACTTTTATAACTTTCCATCTTTTCTCATTTGTTCTCGAATTTTAGTAGCTGATATTTCTTTTACTTGTTGAGGAGGAACATGTTCTATAATTTTATAACCAACTCCTCTACCATAATTTACTGATTCAATATCAGGTATAATAATTACTTTAATTCTTTTAGTTTGGATTTCATGGGCAAAACGATCTATTAATAAGCCTTTTATATATTCAGCCTGCCAAGGTTGATTCTCATCAGTTTCAACATCTCGTATAGCTATACAAACATTTTTGCCCTCTTTTAATCTTTGATCAATTAACCATTGATGGCCTTCATGCCAAGGTTGCCATCTACCTATGAATAGAGAGTATTTCATCTATAGTATCTTTAATATATTTGTTAGTAGTATCTATATGTTTATCTTTTTTACCTACCTCAAAATTATCAGCAAAATATTTTTCTCTACCTCTAATTTCAGATGTATGTAAATATATCATAATGGGATCTAAATCTTTTATTTCATCCCTTACATCCATAAAAGGAGCTACTACAGAAACTATAACCGTAAAATTCTTATGATATAGAAAACGAATTAAATCATTAACTTTTCTAAGATTTTTTTTTCTTCCTTCTTCTGAGTAGTCGGTATTTTTAAAAATGCTTCGCATTTCATCTCCGTCTATTCTAATAACTTTATTTATTCCATTATCTAGTACTTTACCTAAAGCATCTCCTAATGTTGTCTTACCTGATCCAGGTTGTCCATAAAACCAATATATCATAATTTGTATTCAAAGGTATCAAAATACCACTTAAAATTATTATAAATCCATTTATAGGTGTGATTACCTAATATTTCTTTTGTGTCATCTGGTAATGCTCCTAAAGTATTTCTAATAGTATGATCACCATATATTCCATGTACATCATCATCTTCAACTGTAATTTGAGGTATATGTTGAAAATTATGTTGAAAATATTCTAACTCTAAAAACTTATATATACCCTTAAAAGTATCTTCAGGAAAACTACATAAATCTTCATATCTAACAAAATAAAAATGTTGTGCGGTTTTATCTAATAATGTTTGATTTAGTTTATGTAAAGCATATCCTACAGGATGACCTAATGACCATTTTTCTACTCTTAATTGTGTTGTAATACCTTCTAAAGTAGCATTATTTATTTCACCATAATCTGTGTCGGGTCTTGACCTAAATTTTTTTTCCATAGAAGCAAATATAGCTCGTAAATCACGAACCATAAAAATAATTTTAGGTGGTTCTTCTAATATCTCGTTCATTATAGAGTAGTAGGCACCCCATGCTCTATTTTTATCTAAAATATAAGGTTTATCTGTTAAAGCAGCAACATATCCTTTAAAACCTTCTCTACAATAAGCATAAAATCCTTCTTTCCATTGTTTAACATCACCTGCTTTAGATTCATGGTTGCCATTATACCCAATACGAGTACCAAGCATCATATCAATCATACCAGAAGTTGGTGTAACATGAAATTGTGGATTTTGTCCTACAATATTTTGTAGTAAAGTACTTCCTGCCCTAGGCATGGAAGATTGGTAAAATATGGTTTGTTTCATAACCTATAATATAATAAAACTATTTTAAAAAAACAAATTAAGCTCCAGATCCTGAAATATATGCTAATTTAATATGATTTACAGTAGTTGGAATATAAGATTCAGAACAAGCAACACAACCTACTGGAGTAGCTGCTGGGCTTCTCCATCCACCACCAATAGTAGCTGATGATCCATTTCCTCCTGCACCTGCAAATGTCATTCCTGTAATCATATTATCTATAGCTGACCATGAAGATCCATTCCAGCAAAATTGAGTTTGACCAGAAACTCCTGAAGGAGTACATTGTCCTCCTACATATAAAAATCCATCTGTAGTTCCTAATCCTACTCCATAACCGGTTCCAGATGGTAAAGAAGTTGCTGAAGACCAAGAAGAGCCATCATATGTACAAGAAGTAGTAGAATATCCATCTCCTCCTATAGATTGAGCAGAGTTTTGAGTTCCAGCTATCCCTACTGAATTTATACTAGTTCCATAGTTACCTCCAGATGCCCAAGAAGTACCATTATATTCTTCAGTATTGTTAATATTAGAAGATGCTGGCCAACCAGCAACTGTAATAGCTGCATTTTGGCTTCCTGCTGCATCTATTCTATATCTACCTGTTATACCACTTCCTCCTGCAGACCAAGTAGTTCCATTCCACTCATTTGTTTCAGCTACTGTGGATCCATCCCAACCAAAAACTGATAAAGCAGCATTTTGAGTTCCTGTTCCTCCCTGTCTATATTGGGCTGTAGATAAAGCACCAGCTGTAGACCAAGCAACTCCAGAAAAAGTTTCAGTACAAGTTAATGCAGGATAGCAACCACCAAATATTAAAGATGTATCCCAAGTACTACCTGCTCCAGCATGATATGCTCTTGCATTATTTATAGCACTATTTGTAGACCATGATGCAATACTACTTGTAAATTGTGAATTCATCCATTCACAATTATATACAGGGGGATCATAAACTTGTGTAAAAGTTTGAGCTAGAGTAGTAGTAGGATAACTACCGGGATAACCACCCGCTCCTACAACACCAGTACCACTTTGTGAACTACCTTGTGCCCCATATTTATTACAACTATAAGTAGGCCCAACAGACCAAGTACTTCCATCATATAATTCAGTACAACGTGTAAATGAAGGCCATGCACCTGATAAATTTGAAAATCCAGTCATTGCAGCATTTACTGTACCACCTGTTACTCCATAACCAACCCCAGTAGCCATATTGGGCCCCGCAGACCAAGAAGTACCATTATAATCTGCATGAGCACAGTTTCCATAAGCATTTACATTACCACCAGCCATAAGAGCTGAATTGCTA